ACACTTTGTCTGAACTGCTCTTCTAGGATTGCTGATTCTTCATCCTTCTTAGCAAAGTACCTGATCTCTAGGATCCTCTTTACTGATTCAAAGACACAATAGATAATAACTGCTGAAATAATTGTTGCTTGTATAGTCATATCTAAATTTACGAATTATTTGTGGGATATTCCCATGATATTTGCTGTTTATGTTGTTAGTGCTATAATTTGACCATTCACCCACTGGCTGAATGTCTTAGGATTCTCCTTCCCTTTGATGAATTTGCAGTATGCAACCTTAGTAAGATCACACCACTCTCCAAATGTTCTATTGCCATAGGCATTTCTGGTATGTACAAATAGTGCTTTTAAGTCTCCTAGATCAATTTCTAGACCTACCACATAACACTCTGTAGGACTTGGAACCTTCATTCTGAACTTATCATTGAATAGGAATACAAGTGTATGATCTCCATCCTGCTTAGTGATCTTTACTGGATTGTATACTGTCTTTCCTGAAGTAGTTAATCCCTCCAGTAATACGATTTCATTTACTTTGTGATTTGATAATTTTGATGCTTCCATGATGTTATTTATTGTCTAATTTAGTTGATAAATCTGGTATGTTTAAGAACATATACCATGCTCCCTTTGGACTCTTCCATAATGCCCATCCCATTTCCTTCAAAGTATCCTTATCCTCTCTCCATACTTCCCAGAAGGTAGGTGTAGCCTTTGCACTCCATACATCCACTGTGCATTCTAGTCTCCTATCCCATTTTCTCTTATGCTTCATCTTGGCACCAAATGCTGTAGTAGATGGCTTAGAGTAATTCTTCAAGTTAAATGAAAAGTCCTCCTCAGTTACATCAGCTCCTAATTCCAATGCTTTCTCTAATGCTTCTTTAGGATCCTTAGATAGATTCTGGATGAATTTCTGATGTGTATGAAGATACAAATGACCTCCAATTGAGTTAATTACCTCACTTCTCTCCATCTTCTTGATAGATCCATCTGCATTTCTAGGTCTTAGATCTACATCTATAGTTCTCCATAGTGTATAAAATTCTGACTTATCCCCTGTTGAGATGTCCCATTCTACTTTTGTTGTTTTGTGTTCCATGATGTGATGTTTTATTTTATTGTTATTGAAATTTCTCTCTGACTATTGATTGCAGATCCAAATAATGTATCCCATTTGAAGTTATGGTTTTGCTCATTCATGTAAATGTTGATTTCATTTTTGAATTGCTTTAGCTCTGCTATAGGTACATACATACGAAATGTTTTCTTTGCACCCCATGCCACCAAAGTTGGTAGGCCTTTCTCTATTGATTTTTTAAACTCTATTGCACTTGAATTTACCATTGTGATGTTTTAATTAGATGTTTATAGGAGCAAATATAGTTACTATATATTTACTGTGCAACTTTTTTAGAACTTTTCTTCTCTTTTTCTTGTTTTTCTCTGTTTAAGCTACTGTAAGTAGCTATTATTAATAGTTAGCCTGTGAGAAAGAGTATGTTCTTTTATTAAGAGTTAAATAATCCCATAGGCATAGTCATATACTTCTTCATTCTTAGTATTAAATCTTCTTAGATCCAGAAACTCTGGAGACACATCCAGCTTATTAGGTAACTTCCTAAATGCATACCCCTGAATGAAATCATACTTCTCAAAACCAAATTTAATAAGGAACTCATGGTATTCAATTTTGTCCCCTACTCTAACCCTCTTATTTCTCCCCACAAGCAAAAATCCTGCTGCTTCCAGCCTCTTTACTAGCTCATGGGTACCAGAAGTCGATCTGATACCTAAAAGTCTCTGTAAGCCTCTATTTGAGAGTGTAATATTTGGGTTGCAAATCTTGGAAGGTTTCTCACCATCCTCAGCATTTCTAATCAATTCTATATTCTCCAGACTCCTTTCCACCATATACGCTGTATGAGTAGATGCAAGAGAGTCTAAAAACTCTCTCTTTGTTGCACCTCTGCGATTCCTGTAGTTACGTTGGTAGACTCTATCCTTCAAAACAGTCTGACTAGCTGCCTTTCCTTGCTTAATTAAATTCCTTCTTACTTCATGAAATGCTGAGAGATCTGTAGCTCTCATATTCTCATCCAGCTTACCTTGATCCCAATGCTTATATCTTAGCTTGAGTTTAGCAAATAAACGATCATATGAGCATAACCTATATCCATTCCATACCTTCTTGATCCATTCTAGGTCAATTAGGGCAGAGATCTTTCTATAGATGGATGCTTCAGATAGGCCTATCCATTTAGTCTGCTCCAGAAGAGCATTCTTATGAATAAACCCAGTAGAATTGATAGACTTCAATTGATAGTAAAAGTCAACACTATGCCTTATCTTAGGACATTGTATTGACTGATATAAACCAATTGGAATTTTTATTTTCTCTCTCAACTCTCTTCTCTCTGTTTAGTGCTTCATGAACTGTACAAAATTAGTATATTTGTTATATCTATAAATTCTCCTAATAGCTGCATCTAAAAATGTCTGAAATTGCTCCTGCATCTTCCCAGTTACTAAGTAGTTTTTATGATCAATTATGAATGTTGTTACATCCTTAGCTCCTATATCATGTTGATCAGTAGAATCCATTGCATTAGCGAATGAATACTCTCCATCTATTACCAATATTCTTCCACCTATTACGATCACACTATGACTCCAATCTACTATAGCATAAATTGATTCTAGTATATCCTGTGGAATACTGTCTGCTGTTAACTTTATCTCCATATCTTAAAATTTTCTTCTTCCATACTCTGCTAATAATAATGCATCCACTGCACCATCATGTATCTTCATAGCCTTCTCTGTTTTCCTATTTGGATCCCTTAGATCTACATCAGGAAATAACCTCTTAGCAGCTATTAAACTCATTGCTTTAGTATCAGTCTTTTTTCTACCAGATGCTGTCTTAGTTGGCTTATATTGCATAGGTACTCCCTGCCACATCTCCTTCTGCCATGTCTTGGAATGCACCAGTGTATATGGTATGTCAAAACATGATGCCATCACCTCCAGAATTGTTTTACCTCTGGAGAGACTCCAATTCCCAGCCTTCATTGCTCCCTGTAGAGCTTTAACATCCTCAATAATTATATGATGATTAAACCTCATTCTCATGAAGATCTTTTTAAACTCCTGCAGATCATATTCCTTCCCTATTATAGGGAATCCTAATATCTTTATATTACCATCAGGATACATTATTGTCATGGCTCCTAACTTACCCGGATCCATTCCTACATATACTTTATTCATACTTTCCTTTTAAACTCCCAATTCTAGATCATCTTCATCTAGATCTAAAAGATCTATATCTTTTTTCTCCTCCTTCACCTCATAGAATTTCTTGTGAGTATTCTTAAATCGATCTATAGACTCTGAAATACCTACCCAGTTCCATAATGACTTCAGAGAATTCATCTCTACAATCTCTCCTGCAGCTCTTCCACCTAATGTAGACACATCTGTTATGTGTATGCATTCTGATTCAGGATTCTCCTTCTGGTATTGAAGGAAGTCCATATAATCACTGGCTATGTATACTACAGGCTTTCCCATACTAATACTCCTTTATCTTCTTTTGTTACTCTTACAACCTTATCATGGTTCCCATTGTATACTGAATGGGTAATGATATAAATACACTTCCCTAGGTCATCTAATGACTTGAGAATGTTTGTTATTCCTTCCTCATCAATACTCTCTACAATCTCATCTAAGAATAGGAGATTTAACCCTCCAGCTGTAGACTTTGAATTGATCTGAGACTGTAGTGCTAAGATCCCTGCAATATCTATCCTCCCTCTTTCTCCTTGAGAGAATGGCCCTATTGATCCAATCTCTACACCATTACGATTAACTATAGTTGAGATCTTCTCACTGATGCTACCACTTTTAGTTTCCTTATATCCTGAAATAGTTACAGATATTGAAGATTTCATGGCATCTAGGTACTTATTTGTGTAGAATTCTATCACACCTACAGTCTTATTGACTAATTGTGTCTTAAATCTATTAAAATGAGTTAGCATGTCATCATTTTTAGTGATATCCTTCTCAATTGCCTCTATATGTTTATCTATCTCAATGATATTAGCCTCATGCCGCTTGATGACCTTCTGGATCTCTGCTGTTTTGTTGGTTATCTTAGTTTCTTCAAGATCCTTTATGGATTGAATAGATATCTTTATAGTCTCTTTACTGGTTTTTATGGATTGTTCTGCTGCAGGAATTGTTCTCTGGAATCTACTCAATTCATTCTCCAGAGTATTTAGATCCTGATTCAAAGTCCTCTTTAGATTAGTTAGAGTAGTCTCCTTCTCATTCAATACTTTAATGTCCTCCTGATCTTCAGCTAAATATATATTCTGCTCTTCCAGTGCCTCCTTCAGCATTGGTATTGCATTCTTTACCTTTGTTAGATCCTTAGATGGATCTGATGCATTGAATTCATGCTTACATTCTGGACATTCAACCTTACCAATTAGAAGTCTATCTGCCTGAGCTGTCTTATCCTTGATCTGCTTGATCATCTCATTTACCTCATTGATACTCTCTGTGATCTCCAGCTTAGAGCTACCTACTTGATCAATCAATCCCTGACCTGTGGCAATTCTACTCTTTAGAGTTGTGATCTTCCACCCATACTCCTTAATCTGATTTTCTGCCTGAACTTTACTGTCTGTCTGAGTAGTGATATTGAGCTCATGTTCAGCTATTGTAGCCTTTACTCTAGCAATAGCACTTTGTCTCTCTGCATTCTGATCCCTATTTTTCTCCTGCTCTAATGTATTAGTGTAGGCATTAATAGATCCTTCCTCTCTAGCTCTACTCTGATCCTCTATAGCTATCAATTTACTGAGCTCTGTACTCTTATCCTTCACCTGCTGGACTGCTGGATCTAATAGCTCTATATTTGAGAATCTCCCTATCACTTTCTTTTTGGCTGCATCACCTCCAGAAAAGAATGACTGGAACCTCATTTTGTCAATAAGGTAGTAGTTCATCAGATCTTCTTTTGGGATGTCTAGGAAGTCTAAGATGACCTGATTTGCATGATTAGCATCAGTTACATCTACAGGCTTTGTTCCTTCTGTAATAGTTACCTCTTGAGATTTACTTGATTTTAAGTGGAATACTCTATGAATTATCAATTGGGTATTAAGCATTGTATTTGAGAGATGTAAAGTTACCTCCATAACCTCTTCTTCCCTTCTGATAAGATCTCTTGGTGTAGTGTCTGGCCTCATTGGTCTACCAGTGAATGAAAGTACTAATGCTTCCATGATCACTGACTTTCCTGAACCATTCCCATTCTGACCTTCATCAAATTGATTTACTCCATATATTAGAGTAGCTCCTGTTTGCAAGTCCACCTCAAGATCTTGATAGCTCATGAGGTTTTTAATTTTCAATTTTGTTGGTGTATACATTCGATTCTCTTTTTCGGCCTATAAATTTACTACTTTATTTTTAATTTCTTCTAACAATTCTGGATTATCTCTTAACAATGTCAAAACTGCATCCTGTCCCTGACCTAATTTAGTCTCATCATAACTGAACCAAGATCCTGCTCTCTTAATAATACCAGCCTCTACCCCTAATTGAAGTACCTCCCAGACAGTATCTATACCTAGTCCATAAGTGATCACAGTCTCAGACTCTAAGAATGGAGCTGACACTTTGTTCTTAACACATTTTAGAGCTACTATATTGGATAGCTTCTCACCATCTTTATCCTTCTTAGGATTCTTCTTTCTTACTTCCAGTCTCTGAGATGCAAAGAATTTCAATGCATTTCCTCCTGTAGTAGTTTCTGGATTCCCAAACATCACTCCTATCTTCATTCTCATTTGATTGATAAAGATGACAGTTGTACCTGTTTTCTGTGCAGAATTTGGGATCTTTCTCATAGCTTGACTCATTAATCTAGCATGCTTACCTACATTTGCATCACCCATCTCTCCCTCTAACTCACTCTTTGGTACTAATGCAGCAACTGAGTCTATTACAATAATATCCACCTCTCCAGATAATGCCATTTGATTAACTGTCTCTAGAGCCTGCTCACCATTATCTGGCTGCATAAACACTAGATTGTCAACATCTACTCCAATAGTGCCTGCCCACTCTGGATCCAATGAATGCTCCATGTCTATGAATGCTGCTACTCCTCCTGTTTTCTGAACCTCAGCAATGGTATGAAGAGTTAGTGTAGTTTTACCACTGGACTCCCATCCAAAAATCTCCACTACTCTTCCTTTTGCCCATCCACCACCTAGAACATAATCTGCCTCTAGGGATCCTGTAGGGATTCTCTCTACATTCCTATCAGCATCTCCTAGCTTTACAATAGCCTTCTCACCAATGGATTTATTCAAGTTATCCATTAATGTATTTAATCCCTTCTCTGATTTGCTCATAATGTTTCCTCTAGTATTTTTTTACCTTCTTTATGAAATCCCTTTCTCTCCTCATCCTTCTCACAGTATCCATCCCACTCTTCCAGAATGGATGTCTTGGTGAATGCAGCAAAGCTATCTGCTACCTCAGCATCTACAGCTACAGTCTCAACCTTCTCTTCTTTGAAAGTAACCTTGATCCCCTTTGATTCTATTAGAGACTTAGGTACATTCTTGAATTTATCCTTAGATCCTTCAAATCTAAACCTGATCTTATCCTTCACATCTGCATAGTCCTTAACCAGTTTATTGATCTTGGCCTTGGTAGTATCATTTAGATCTACATCTACAGTCAAAAATAGGCTCTCTCCCAGACTTTCCTGCTCCATTGACTCATCAGTATAGAAGTAAGTAATACCCTTATTAGTATCCTCTCCAAAGTTGTTCTGGAGTAGAGATCCTATATAGGTAATATTACCAAATTCCTGCTTATCATGGTAATGACCAACTAAAACTTTACCAAATTTCTTGAAGGTATCTCTAGGTAGTGTCTCACTTACCTCAGATCCATCATTATTTCTAACCCCATCAATAGATAAGTGAGTTAATAATACACTCTTCCTTGGAATTCCTATTTTATTTAATTCCTCCAAATATGGAAGGAGTGCATCCTTCTCCCTGAAGTATGGTAGTTGGAATACTGTCCATCCTGTATCCAATGTAATCTGACCTATACCTGTCTCTAGATCCATAGCTGGATGCCATCTGTATATATCTAGGTATGAATTCTTGGATGTGTAATCGATCTTATCATGATTACCCGGGATGCACATCAGAGTAACACTCTTATTATGTGCATAGTCCAAGATCCTAGTAAAGGCCTGCATTGTATTGAATGACTGAGTTTTCCTATCTGTAAAGATATCACCTATAACAAATAGTAGAGTAGATCCCTTCTCAACTGTCTTATCGATACTCAGCCTCATAGCAGCCTCTACCTCAGAGATATTTTTATCTGAGAGGTGAGGATCTGCTACTACTGAGAATGCTAGTTTCTTCTCCATTAGAATGCATCTGATATTTTATTCTGTACTCCTCTTCTGGATCTTCTGCTTACTGCAGGAGTCTCATCTACTGGCTGCTCTGCTGCAGGAGTTTCCTGATCAGGCACTTCCTCAAATGGAGTGTAATCCTCTCCTTTAGCCTCTGCCTTTAATAGATCCTCCTCATTTCTGATGAAGGCTCTGATCATATCATCTGTATGATCTGCTGTCACCAATATATTCAAAGAATTAGCCTGAGAATAGGCAAGTAGCTCACTTCTATCCATGAGACTCAGCTTGTCATTATCATCATCAAAGATAGCTGGATCTACCATAGGTCTTGTTACTTTCTTCTCTTCCACAATTGGAGCTGTAGTAGTTGCAGCAGCTCTTCTTCTTCTATTTGCTGCTGGATCTTCTTCTTTAGTCTCTACACCTGCAAATGGATCTGCTGCCTCTACTTTGGCCTTCTCTGCCTTAGATCCTGCTCTTACGATCATTGGCTCATTTACATCTGCTGGATAGTATCCAGAAATCTCCTTAACAATTGTCTGGAAGGTAGGATCTGCCATGATACCAAAATTATGCTTTGCATCAAATCTGGTTAATCCTTCAATGGCCATATTGAAGTCTAATCTTCTGTAGGATCCAACATATCTCTCAGCCAATGGACTCTGATCTTCTAACCATTGAAGATCTTCCTCTGACCATGGGATACTAACCTCATTATCCAATGATACTGCATACTTATCATTTGGATCCTTCTTACTATCATACTCCAGAACTAATACAGCTCCTGTATCAATATCTGTAAAAGGATTAGTAACTGTCACCTTACTTCTACGATCCTGAGCTGCTGCCAGTGAATCCATTTTCTTCCCTACTGAATAAGGGAACTCAAATACTCCCTTCTCAATACTAGCAGGTGCATCTCCTGCATCATTCCATGTAATAATACCTCCATACCCAGTCCATTTGAACTCTCCAGAGATACCAGTCTTAAAATATCTGATAGGCTTCATTACTTCCTTCACCTTCTTACCAAAATCCTGCTTAGAGATATCCATCTTCTTGATCTTATCTATCTCTCTTCTCTCATAGAATGCTATATACTCATCAATTACATCCTTTGGAGTTCCTCCATGAGTTCTTGAGTTGAAAATAGGCTTTCTTTCCTTGATGACCAAATTGCCATCTCTATCCTCTTCCTCAATTGGTAGCCTGTGGGTGTGTTTCAATTGGATGAAATTTGATTCTTCATCAATTGAAGGGAATAATCTGAAGTCATTGAATCCCTCTTGGATCTTTAACCAGTTAATTCCTCCATTTCCATGGCTCATTTTTTCTTCTGCATCTTTTATCTGGCTAGATAGAGGAGATGCTTCCACTCTTTGCGAATACTTGTCTCTTAGACTCATTTTTCTCTCTTTTTAATTGTTACTTAATATACTTTTACGATTCTCAAACTTTATATAATATCCATTTACTTTACCTTCCATTATATTACTTTCAAAGTCTACTGGTTTAAGGCTTAAATTTTCGGATAATGCGTTTAGTTTAGTACTTTTATTCTGGACTCCCCAATAGAAGGCATCCAATACAGCATGATATTTCTTCAATCTGTACATCTTACCCTTGAGAAGTATAGATGTCTTATCAGTGAATGCTGCATTATTCACCTGATCATTTGAAGGATACTTAGTTCTCTCATTTACTTCAGTTATTAGAGTCTTTCTTAAACTCTCACTAATCTCAGCTAAATGCCTCTGGTAGTTTAGTCTGGCCATGTCATACTGATACTCAGCTTCTGCCTTCCAGATCCCTACTCTATTGATCAAAGTAGCAATAGTCAGCAACTCTCCATAAATATTGTTATAATCGATTGTAGTATACTCTTCTACATTCAATTCTATGTCAAACCCTGCAAAGGCTAACCTTACATTCTTGTCTTTAAATGGCACATCAATATGTTCATGCTCACCATCAAACCCTAAATTATATATCATTAGTTATTTTTATCTCTATTTTTTCTCCTAGTAATGACTCCATAGACATATCCATCTGATACTGTATCATTATGAAGTCTAGAGTAGGCATCCATGATCATCTTTGGTTTAATCTCAGTGAATAGATCTAATCCATTCTCATCAATTAGAGTATCTATGATCTTATTGATCCTTGGTTCTTTTACCTTTGTAACACCAGAGACCTTAACATTAGGCTTCTTTAAGAATGTACTCTTCATTCCTGAAGGAATAACATCTCTGGATTTCTCTCTCTTTGGCAAATTGGAAGGTTTTAATACCTTCACTGAATTAGAGATGATAATATCCCTAACTTGGAAATAAACTTCCTTCCTCTTTTCTAGTGAAGGAATTGCTTTAGTCTTAACATGCTTACTCACAAATGTAGTTACAGAAGTGTATAGTGCATTTGTAAGCATTTTCTCTGTAAGGTCTACATACTCCGATAAATGCTGAAATAGCAAAAATCTATTAGTATCCTCACTTATTTTATGTGTATATAATTGATTTGCTATTGCTATCAATCCATCCTTTGAAGTTGGATTCTGGACTCTATAACCAAAGTGGATCTCTAAATAAAGTACAATTTCTGGAATTTCCTTCTCTGATAATATTGGAGTTAGATCTTTTTTACTCATAGATTCTCTTTTTATTTCTGGAGTCAAATATAGTGCTTATATCTGATTCCACAAAATTAATTTATAAAAACTTTACTAATAACCCTTTCATTCTTGATGAGATCATCAACTCATTGTGTGACTTCCACTGATCAGGCATCTGGACATTACCTCTCATGATAACCATCCTGCCACTATGCCTCTCAAGCATAGTTTTCATGTCACACTCAATATCCACCCATTCCATCTTATCCTTCTCCTCATTATGAATATTCTTCTTGTATGAATATTTGAACCTACTATCTCCTTTCTCATTTACCAGCTCTCCACTCCAGATCCTCACATGAATGATATCTGTATTGTGTAGTAGCTCCAGCATAGCATATGGATCTCCCTTCTTAGTTGTTCTGATCAGCACATTATTAACAAGGCCTATAACTACAACTGGCCTAGTTTTACTGAGTGTATTGAACTGATCACCATCTACATAATCATCCAGATAGGAGTAGAACTGATCATCCTCACTGACTATAGTTTTATAGTTCAAATTGGATAGCTTACATACCTCATACTGCTTAACTCCCCAGTATGGATTGAATGTACTATTGCTGTGGTATTCCTCTAAGATATCCTCCTTAAATATCTTCTCATAGATATCCTGCATTACTACAGCTCTCCTACATATAGTATCCTTGATTATGCCATACATCTCATCAAATGCTCCTGCTAATGTTAGCTGAATCATTGTCCTTTTATTTACTGCAGTCACCTTACTGCCTACCCTCTCTTTATTGAACTCCTTCATTCTGTCCCAGAATTCCTTTATTGAGAAGAATTGGCCATTCTCATCTCTATCCAGCACAATTGCCTCAACTGACATATCTCCAATGAATTTAATCTTACTGAGATCCCAGTATATGGTATTTTTGTCTAGATCATAGGTGAAATGACTGGTAGACTTATTTATGTTTGGAGGAGATAGTGTGATTTTAGTGCTCTTGGTTAATTCTGATATGAAATTAGCTATCTTCTCATCATCTGAGTACTCAAATGCTGTGATCCAGAATTCTAATGGATAATGCACCTTAAACCAGTTGCAGAAATATCCAATTACTGAATATGCTGCAGAGTGACTCTTGTTAAATCCATACCCTGAGAATACCTGTAGTTTCTCCCAGATGGCTTTGGCCTCATCAGGATCACATCCATTTCTTTCAGCTCCCTTGATGAATTTGGATCCATACTCATCCATCTTCTTCTTGATCTTCTTACCCATTGCCTTCCTGACACCATT